GTTCGACCGAATTGCACCACTCCTGGATGATGACGATGCTCTGGAAGCCCTCTGGAAGAAGCAATATTCTCTAGATGCTCTTTCCGCAGCAGACCAGTTCAAGTCTTATGAAGATCTTGAGAAGCGTCTGAAGTATGTTCTGGGTCAGAAGACTGCTCCCAGTCCACGTCTTGATGAAGAAGTTGATGATGAGGACAACGATCGTGGTTCTTATACTCCCAACTTTAATTCGCGTCGTGAGGAGAGTGAACTTCCTGAAACTCTCAGTAAGCAACTCAACAATCTTTCTTCAAATTCTGATGAAGATGAGGATGATGCCATTTCTTATTTCCAGAAACTGGTTGATGACTGATCATCCATAAAGGCGAATATTATCGCCTCTCTTTAAGGTTTGGGACACATACTGTTTCGAACCTTTTTTGTATGTCATTATTTCATCGATGTCGTTGAATACAACATTTAAATATCTGGGCTTTAATACAAAAATACTTCTCTTATTATTTTCAATTCTTTCTTCATACTCATAGTTTGTTATTGGAGTAATTAATTTGTCCTGAAATACTTCTACAATTAATGAAGTTCCAACATCATAATACTCATAGTAATATGTTACATTAGTTGATCCATCACTAGCGGTGCTTACTTTTCTAACAAAACCTCCACCAGTATCCCAAGTGTTTGAAATGCCAATACCCTTTTCAAGAATAATTTGATTCAAACTATTTCTTATTTCTTTTGTTTCATAAGTCTTTATTCCATTATAAAGATTGTCATAAGAACCATACTTATCTAACATTATTTCTTCAAACTCTGTTTGAGCAAGAGGCCACTCTGATTGTAAGTTTAATATATTATTTGATAATAATATTACCCAGTCTAATGTAGAATCTCCATAAAACTTAAAGGCAACATTATCTGGTCTTTCATCTCCAATAATGTTATACTTATCAAAGAACAAAAGATTGTCTTCGATATCAGGTCTCAACTTTCCTCTTTTAAATAGGTTTTTTACTTGAGTGTATTGTGATATGTTGTCTATATTATTGCTTCGAGTAACATAATCAAAATTTGGTACTCTTCTAAAATATTGTTTTGACATTTTTAGAACCCTGTTGTTAATAGTGTTTTTGCTTCATCCTCATTATCATTAGCGTAAATTGGTTCAAGTTCACTAAAGGATAATGATAGATTGTATGATGTCATAGAACCATCATTATATGTCATATAGGTATTGTCTGGAGTATAATTGACCGAAAAATTAGTAAGAGCACAAGCTTTAATTTTATTTAAGAATGGATGCGGCTGATTGGTATTAGCTGAAAATATATACTTAAGTCTAAAAGCATCTGGTGATTTTAAAAATAAGTTTGATTCAGATCTTCTTGCCGCCATTCCTATTTTGAAGAATAGTATTATTCTTTTTATCATTCTTGCTTCAGCGTCACTTCTTGGAGTCATTTTAAAATTGTATTTAAAAGTTCTTAATTTTGGTCCAGTAAAAAGTAACTCCAAGTTGGGATTTAGAACTTGACCGGTTGATCTTCCCGTAAGGTTTGTTCCAAGTTGTTGTTGCGCAAAATATGCCGTTAAATATGGTATTAGAGCAGGATCTCCCGCCCCAGCTCCAATAGAATTAGCTATACTTTCTATAAAATCCTTACTAGCTTTGCCAAATTGAAAATTACTTAAATTATCTATAGCATCAATAGCAGATCTGCCGAGAACAGTTTGAATAGCGTTTGCGCTGTCATCTTTCCAATCAACACTATTACTTTCAGATATTCCAGGATGCATTGGCAAATAAACCACACCTTTAGATGCTGTTATTCTTGTTTCAACGCTCTCGGGAGAAAGCCTATCTAGACTTTGTGAAAGAGGAGCTTTATACTCAAAGTTTTCAATTCGCAGATAATCATAATTTGTACTACTATCATCATTTAGAAGTGGATATCTCAAGGGTCCACTATCAGTTGCTTGAGGTTCTGCAGGAGATGCTGACTGAGTAGCAGCTGGATTTCCTTCGCCATTTACTTCAGATCCTGCAGCAGGATTTTGACCGATAGTAAAACCTGAAGATACTCCTTGAGAAAAAGCCTTATTAAATATCTCTTGTCGATCTTGTGGAGTTAATCTATTGATAATGGAAGCAGCCCCTTGGCTGAATGGATCAGAATTGAGATCCACAAATTCTGCAGTAGGCAAAAAGGTTTCCTGTGCTTCCGTAGGAATCCACGCATTAACAGATTTAGAAAAGTTCGCAAGTTTAGTTCCGTTGATACTGGCAGAAACCTTCCAAACACCTTCGAGATTTTCTACTGTGACTGTTCCAGGTATTTTTATATTTCTTGAAGATCCATTTATGGAGTCTACATTTTTATCTGTTGTTACTACTGTACCAGTATGGGTATCGTTACTCATCGGACATTTTTTAACTATTTATTATCCAATACCCAATTCATCTTCAGTTATGACTTTAAAATCTATGAGTCTATCTTCACACCACTCTTTTGCCGCTTTCCATTTTGCTTGATTGATAGCATAGGTTTTAGATTCATATATAAAAGATTTTGTTACTCTAGATCTTTTCTTTGGAGGAACAGTTTGTTTCTTGGGTTTTACTTCAATTACATATGTTTTTATTTTTCCAGATTGTTCTTTAAGTTTAACTATAAAATCTGGATAATACCTATGAAATTTATTGTCTATAGGAGAGAGATAAGGAATAAAAAACTCTTCAGAACCCCAAGATATTATACTTTCATTTAAATCGCACCATCTGCAGAATTTTCTTTCCCAACTACTTCTACAGATTATATTGTTATGGTCACCTTTATATTTTTGAGGATTTGAAGGTTTGTATTTTGACTTTAAACTTTCTGCCATAACTCTACTACATAATATATAAGGTCAATATATTTATAAATGGGAGCACCAGGAAAACCCGAATATTATTCTATAAGTGATCTAAAATCTAGAATGCTTAATATAGCTCAAACTTCACTCTACCATGTGAAGTTTGAGTTTCCAACTTCAATTTCAACCTTTGTTGGTCAGAGAGGAATTGTATCTGGAGATATTAGTAACATTGAACTCTTATGTTCTGAAGCAACTCTTCCAGGAACAAGCTTAGCAACTCATGATGTGACTTCAGATTATCATGGGGTTACTGAGAAGATGGCATACCGTAGAGTATTTGACAACACATTAAACTTAACTTTTTATGTTGATAGAAATTATAAAGTTATAGAATATTTTGATGGTTGGATTGATTATATTACTGGAGGTTCTCCACTTCAAAGAAGTGATTATAAAAGTCCCTATGTAAATTATAGGATGAACTATCCAACATCTTATAAGTGTGATATGTATATTGTAAAGTATGAAAAAGATATTGGCACAACTTTAAACTACACTTTTGTTAAAGCATTCCCAATTTCTGTGATTTCAACACCGGTTAAGTATGAAGAAAGTCAACTTTTAAAATATAATATTTCTTTTTCTTATATTAGATATGTTAGAGAAAGAAGTACAATTGAACCGTTAAGAAATTTAACTAACGCAAAAGCACCAGGAGTTGCGGAATTAAATGGCGCAAACTTCTCACAAGGAACTAGTTCTGAACTTGATAAGATAAGAGCAGCGGCAGCATTAGCTACAATAGGTAAAGCAGAAAACGGACTTGGAAGTAGAATACTTGCGAATAGTCCTATTGCCGAAGCTGCTTTTGGTGTTCTTACCAATTAATAAATATTATTACTGAATCACTATAGGACATTATGCCTTTACCAACAATTGCGACTCCATCATATGAACTTGAGTTGCCATCGACTGGAAAAACAATTAAGTATAGACCATTTCTAGTTAAAGAAGAAAAACTTCTTGTTCTTGCATTAGAATCAGAAAGTAATAAAGAAATCTCTAATGCAATTAAAGCAGTTCTAAAAAGCTGTATTCAGACAAGAGGTGTTAAAGTAGAGTCTCTGCCAACATTTGATATTGAATTTCTGTTCTTAAATATTCGTGGTAAATCTGTAGGTGAAGAAATTGAAGTTAATATTATTGCTCCAGATGATGGTGAAACAAGTATTCCTGTAAGAATCCTTATTGATGATATTAAAGTAACAAAGGATAAAAATCATAACAATAAGATTAAACTTGACGATAAACTTTTCATGCAAATGAAATATCCTTCTTTGGATGAGTTTATTAAAAATAATTTTGATATCAATACTGAAATGGACATTGATAAATCATTTGAATTAATTGCTTCTTGTATTGATAAGATTTATAATGATGAAGAAGTTTGGCCTTCTTCTGATGTCACCAAGAAAGAACTTGTCGATTTCTTAGGGCAAATGAACAGTAGTCAATTTAAAGAAGTTGAAAAGTTTTTTGTCACAATGCCCAAGTTGTCTCACGAATTTAAAGTTATAAATCCAAATACAAAAGTAGAAAGTACTGTAGTATTAGAAGGGTTATCAAGTTTTTTCGCGTAGCGATGTCCCATATGGACCTTGAGAATTATTTTAAAATTAACTTTGCTTTGGTCCAGTATCATAAATACTCATTATGGGAAGTGGAAAATTTGATTCCTTGGGAAAGAGACATCTATATCGCATTATTACAGAATCATCTTGAAGAAGAAAAACTAAAACAACAACAGCAACAAAATGGATGATAAAATTCCAGAAGGACTAGAAGATCTACTAAAAGATATCGTCAGTGGTAATGACGAAGAAGAGTCTAGACCCGATCCTTCTGGAATTTTGGGTGTAAAAAAAGGTAAGATTGATATTAATAAAGTACTTAATAAAAAACCTCCCATAAATCCAGAGAGTTTAAAGGCAGAAACTGACGAAGAAGAAAAAGATAATTTAGAAACTGATAAAGAGTTTAAAACTGATGTTCTTAAGGGACTTAATCAAGTTTTAGCATCCCTTAATGTTATCAAGAGTATTCTCCAAACTCAAAATAAAAATGATAAAAAAGATGAGAATACAAGAAGAATAGAATCTCAAAGAGGTAAACAAAAGTCTAGGGAGAAAGAACTAGAGAAAGATAGAGATGATAGAAATAGAGCTATAAACTTACCTGAAATAAAACCTGTAGGTGGTTTTTTTGATAATGTAATAGGATACTTTAAAAATATACTCATAGGGAGTGTAGTGGTATCGGCACTGAAGTGGATGCAGGACCCCAGAAATAAAGAATCTATTGAAAAGTTTAAAAACTTTATGGTAGATAATGCTCCATTAATTCTTGGAGGAATACTTGCTATTGTTTCTTTACCTATAGCATCAACTTTATTAGGACTTACTACTACCATTATTGGTGGGTTAGTTACACTTGGAGGTGCTTTAGCTGGATTAACTGCTTTAATTCCGGGGGTTGGTTGGGTTTTATTGGGTGCTGGAGCTGTTGCTGGAGGATTTCTTGGATTTAGAAACCTTAAACAATATTTGAGAGGAAAGGATTTTCCTGCTGTTGAGGCTGAGATTAAAAATATTGAGCAAAAACTTTTTTTAGAAAACGAAGAAATTCAAAAACTAGATAAGGATGATCCAGAAAGGAAAAGAAGAGATGAAGTATATCTAGAGACTCAATCTAAAGTTAATAGAATGAAAAAGGAACTTATTCCTAGAATGACAATGACTCAAACTTTGAGAAATAGTGTTAAAGAAACTAAAGAAAAAATAGAAAAAGATGAAAAAAGACTCTTAGGTTTGGACGAGGAATCATCGGCCGCCAAAATATATAAAGCAGATTTAAAAAAATCTAGAGAATTGCTAAAAACATATGAAACAAATCTTCCAATATCTCAAGCAAAGGAAGATGCATTAATGGAAGAACTTTTCCCTGATGGAGTACCCAAAGGAACTATTGAAAAAATAGAGGAGCTTGTAGAAAACTCTAAAAAGCTGGCAAAGTCTATGAATAAAAGTTTGGAGAATCTTAAAGCTGGAGCAGCATCTTTAAGTCAAAATTCAGAAACTTCCGGTTCAGAAACTTCCGATTCAAGTTCAAGATCTGTTGGTGATTATGAAGTAGTTCCAGCTTCTCATTCAGAAACTGGTAGTGGATTTGGAATTAAATCTAGAGATGGGAATCTTGTTTTAGATGCTAATGGAAGACCTGTAGTATTTTCTAAAGAAGGAGCAATGGCTTTTGCCCAAATATTACAAGACTCTGGAGGAATGGTAAAGGGCAGTGATATTGCTAGTGCTCAAAGAAGTCAAGCAAAAAATACTTTAGAAGGAGGAGCACCTGGTTCAAAGCATCTTACAGGAAACGCTATGGACATTCATGGAGATTCTCAAATTTGGTTAAAAGCATATGGTGGAAAGTATGATTGGAATCTCGCACCATATGAAGGGTCTCACGGTGGACATTTTGTTTTTGGTGATGGTGGCAGTTCCGCACCACCTCCACCTACAACTTCTTCTGCTCAAATTTCATCATTTAAACCAACTACTCCAACAATATCTTCCCCAACAGGAAGAAGTGGAATTGGTGGAATACTTCCTATTCCAACAGGAGGTGGAGGTGGTGGTGGATCTTCATCGGGAGCAAATCAAGCCAAAGTTCCAATTTTCTCATCTGATGATCCAAACAACATGTCTATGATGGTCATTAAAGGAATCTATAATGTGGTAGGATAATATGTTATCAGCATTATTAGGAGTCGGTTCAAAATTATTTAAAGCAAAAAAACTTTCTTCTGGCAGAGAGTCGTCTGATGCTGGAAAGAAAATTGCTAAAAATAAGTTTCTTAATATAAAAGATAAGAAGAAGGGTGCTGATCCAATAAAGGAGGGTATGGTAAAGCCCCCAAGAATATCTGCTGAAAAACTTTTACCTCAAAGTAAAATAAACAATCTTCTAAAAGAAACTAAAACTGACAATAATAAAACTAAAGGAGGAGATATAAAAGGAATATTTGGAGAGATTTATAATAGTCTTAACGACATTATAAAATATCTTAAAAACGATAATGAAAATAAAAATAAACAAAAAGAAAGGCAAAGAGTAGAATCTCAAAGAGCAGCAAATAAAGTTAGAGAAAATGAATTAGAAGATAAAACAGATAAGTTTGGTTTCTTAAGAAATATAAGCCTACCAGATGATCCTCTTAATATTGTTGGATACTTTAGAAGTATTCTTATAGGTGCTCTTGTTTTAGCGGTATTAAAAAACCTTGACAAAATTGTCAATTTCTTTAGAAATGTCTATAAAGCTTTTGAAGAATTTATTACTCTTCTTGGAGAGTTTTTGAGTCCAGTATGGGATGGACTGAAATGGATTACCAATGAAGGTGTAAAAATAATTGCTGAAATTATGGGAGTTCCTAAAGAAGATATTGATGCGGATAACTTGTCAAAAAACCTAACCGAAATTGCTAAACTGATTCCGGGAATGGAACAGTTGTTTAATAATATAAAATCAGCAGTAGATTCTCTTGATACTAATTCAAGTTCTTCAAGTTCTCCAAGTTCCCCAAGATCTTCATATGCTAAAGCAGGTGAAATACCATCAGAGGTAACTCAAGACACAGAATTTACTCAAGGAGTAACTAATCTTGCTAAAAAATATAATGTTCCAGAAGACTATCTTTATGCAGTAATGGGATTTGAAACAGGAGGAACTTTTGATCCTTCTGTAAAAAACCAAGCAGGTTCTGGAGCTACTGGACTAATTCAATTTATGGATAGCACTGCTGAAGGATTGGGAACAACAACAGATAAATTAGCAGGAATGTCCAGATCTGAACAGCTAGTATATGTTGACAAATATTTTTCAGGTAAAGGAATTGAAGGTGGAAGTTTGTCTGATATCTATATGGCAGTTTTGTTTCCAGCAGCAGTTGGAAAACCCGATGACTTTGTTTTATTTGGAAAGGGCGCTATGAGTGGTTATACTGGAAAAGCATATGAGCAAAACAAAGGACTCGATAAAAATAATGATGGAAGTATTACTAAAGCAGAAGCATCAGAATCTGTATCTAGATATCTACCAAAAAATTCTGTCCCTTCAAATATACCAGAATACGATGAGAATAAAACATACAAAGTTGGTGATGTTGTAATGAAAAATGGAAAGAACGTGAAATTTGATGGATTTGGATGGGCAGAAGTTCAAGGAATAACTTCTCAAAACTTAGGAGGAGGACAAGCACCGGCAGCACCAGTACCAGAACCACCAGCAGCACCAGCACAGGTTATTTCTTTAGAACCTAAAGCATCATCCAGCGTTTCAGGTATTTCTGAAAGAGCAGAATATGAAATTCCTGCAGGTTCTAGTCAAGTTTTTCTTATGCCACAACAATCTGGAGGTAATATTATAGTTTCTGGTGGTGGAGAAATGATGCCACCTATCATAGGACCTAAAAAGATTGATATATTAAATAGTTTATATCAGGCACAGTTAATTGGATTCTTATATAAGCAAGGATAATGGCAAATACTAATACAAGATCTGGTAATATAAATAAGTTCCAAGTTTTTTCCAATAAGGGAAACAGTAGTGTAGACTTATCTGCAGGTGCTCAAGAAATATATTATTACGAAAGTGTATTATCAAATTCCGTTTCACTCACAAGCACCATTATTGAAACTGGATACAGCTTAACTGATAGTGATAAAACTTTCAATAAAGGAATACTTGATACATTGCCGATTAGAGGTGGTGAACAGGTAATAATTGAAATAGAAGATGCTCAAGAACAAAGCACCAAGTTAAAGTTTTCTGGTGACAGTTCTTTTTATGTCAATAGAGTTCGAGATATTAGTCCAGAAACTCAAAGCGATCTTTATTATATTGATATGTGTACTAGAGAGTTTATAGCAAATGAACAATCAAGATGTGTGAATCGTTATAATGGACCTACATCTGCAAGTGTATCTAATATACTAACAGATCAGAGAGGTTTAAACTCTCAGAAAAATTTAGACATAGATCAAACAAATCTTACTTATAACTTTATAGGAAATAGTAGAAAACCTTTTTATGTTTGTACTTGGTTAGCATCTAAATCTGTACCAGCAAATGTTGGCGAGATTGGAGCAGCTGCTGGATACTTTTTCTATGAAACATATGATGGATTTAAGTTTAAATCTATTGATAATTTATTTAAACAAAGTCCTAAAAAGAAATACATTCACACAGGAACTGAATCTTTGCCTGTTGGATATGATGCTTCTATATTATCTTACCAAATTAAAAGGGATATAGATTTACAAAGTAATCTAACTCTAGGAACATATTCTAATAGAACTTTGTTCTTTGACTTTTTTGCTATGGAATATTTGGAAAGAGATTTTAATGTAGATGAAAACCAGCAAAATGGAAAGATAGTTTCTGCTAGTGAAAACGACATTACTTATGTTGCAGATGAATTTAGAACTCCAACATCAAGATTAATGAATCATATTCTAGACATTGGAGTTCTTCCTCCAGGAAAAAATTCAGAAGAGGAGTTGAAAAACTGGAAGTCGAAGTTAAAGAACCCAACATATGATGCTCCAAAGACGATGGTTCAAGCAATCATGAGATACAATCAACTCTTTACTATTAAGACAGAAATTATTATTGCTGGCGATTTTTCTTTAAGAGCAGGAGATTTAATCTATTGTGACTTTCCACAATTAACAACGGAAAAAAACCCTGAAGTAAATAATGATAAAGAATTTGGCACAGGTGGCATATATATGATAGCGAGCTTATGTCATAGAATAACTCCAAGAGATACTTTTACAAGTTTAACTCTTGTCAGAGATACCTTCGGAAGAAAACCGTTTAACTAAAATGGAAAAGAAAACACTTCAACAACATATAAATGATGACATTGACGAACTCGATAATGTGGATTTAAATCCACAAAGAAGAAGACATATTACTAGCGAACTGGATCAACTAGAGCAGTATCAAAGCAACCATCCTGATACAGATCATGATCCAAATCCACTTGAACTATTTTGCGATTTAAATCCAGACGAACCAGAATGTAAAGTATTTGACCTATAATGATAGAACAAGGATTCCTAAAAAAGCATTATGTTGGAAGAGATGGATTTGTCTGGTGGATAGGACAAATAACTGATAGTAGAGAGTGGAAATCAAATTTAGCTGAATATAGAGTAACAACTCTAGATGAAAATCCTGGTTTTGATTATAGGTATAAGGTTCGCATTATGGGGTATCATACCTCTAGTGAGGACCTAAAGGACTCTGAACTTCCTTGGGCAAGTGTAATGCTTCCAGTTACTGCGGGTGGAGGCACTGGTGGTTCATCTCAAACACCAAATTTGAGACAAGGAAACTTTGTTTATGGTTTCTTTGCTGATGGTGAAGATGGACAACAACCAATAATTATGGGGGTATTGGGATATAACCAATACACTCCAATAGTTAATGGTACATTAAAAGGAAACTCACCGTTTAAACCGTTTGAAGGATATACAAATAGAGAAACTGTTGCTACTTATAGTCTTAGAACAACCAATACAGACCAAACACCAGCAGCTAGTCCTGGAAACAGCACCAATTTAAATAAAACAAAAATTCAGGATTCTACTGGTTATAATAATCTTTCAGATGGTGCTTCAGCACAACAAAAACTGGAGGGTACTAAAGAAATTACAGTAGCACTAACTTCTGTTTGTGAAAAGCAACCTTTAGGTGGCATTCAGTTAGAGATAAAAAACCTTATTATGAATTTGGAGAATGCAAAGAACAGTATAAATGATTGGAAAACAAGAGTTTCTACTAACATTGCTGATGCTCAAAAATTTATAGATGAAAAAGTTCAACTTGCTTCCAAAAAAATTGCGGAAGGAGTCCAATGGGTAATTAGAGAAATAGAAAAAAGAACTATTGATAGGCTTGAAAATGCACTAAAGGTTGGATACTCTAATCTATTTCCAAATACAAGAGCATCTGCTAAAGAAGGAATTGCTGGTGTATTAGATGCAGCTGCTTGTGTTTTTAGAAAAATTCTTAAGAACCTTTATTCTATAGTTTCTAAATTATTGGTTGGAGTCGTAGATAAAGTTGTCAATGTTCCAAGATGTTTTGCTGAAGAATTTTTATCCACTGTTCTTGGTGGAATTGTTGGAGAAATATCCAGCGGAATAAAAAGTATTTTGTCTACGGTCACTGGTTTAGTAGGAACTGTAGCAGATCTTGCTGGTGACATAATTGGTTTTATTCAAGATATATTTTCATTCTTATCTTGTGACGAGCAACCAGAGTGTCCAACTGTTGATACTTGGAGTCCTTGGGATGGTCCATCAAAATCCGAATCAATTAACTTGGGAAGATTGATTAGTGGAATTAAATCGAAGGTTAAAGGCGGTGTAGATTCTGTCACAAACGTAGTAGATTCTGTATCAGCAATACCAGGGAACATTGCTAACAGTGTAAATGGGTTTATACAAAACCCTCTTGGCGGGAACTGTGATGTTGGTCCTTTACTTTGCGGTCCTCCAACAGTACAATTTTTTGGTGGTGGAGGAAGTGGTGCTTCTGGAAACGTTATTGTTGATTTTGCCGGAAGTATTATAGGAGTTGATCTTACAAGCACTGGGGGTGGATATAGTAGACCACCATTTGTAAGTTTTCAGGATACTTGTGGTACAGGAACTGGTGCTGTAGGAAGAGCAATACTTAGATTTAGACCTGACACTAAAGAAAAGTCAAACCAAACAGATGAGATTGGTGGTGAAGATGGTAATGATGGAGAACTTAATTTCAGTGGTTCTTCAGGTTCTCCTGGAGCTACGGCAGATCCTGCAACTTCAGGAATAACTACAACAGGAGGACCAATAAATACCGATGGTTTTCAGAATGGTGAAGTTATTGCTGTTGTAATCGAAGACCCTGGATATGGATATCTTTACCAACCAGATGGTTCTCAAGGTGGTGGTGGAAGAACTTTTGCTAACTATTGCGAAACTATAGTTAGAAGAGCAAATGGAACTTATGATGTTCCTTATGTCTCTGGTAAGATCATTTCCCTAAAAGTTGGAGACTGGGTTCAGTTTCCAAACCAAGCAGCATTTAAAATAACTGAAGACCAAGAAGTTACCGCACCTACTTGTGAAGACTTACAATCTCCCGGTCAATCAAATCCAACAGATACAACAACATCATATCCCGTTGATCTTGTCATTGGAGACTTTGAAATAATCAACCCCGGTTATGACTACCAAGAAGGAGATACTGTTGTTAACGATAATGACGATACTTTTAGTGCTGTAGTAACATCAGTAACTTCTACTGGTGCTATAAGATCTGTTGAACTTTTAGATGCTGGTAGACCTTCCATTGAATATACAAAACTTTTTGTAAATAGTGATGCTGGATTTAATGCTGTAATACTTCCAAAGTATGATATTACTAGGTTGACTCCGGAAGAAGTTGAAATTAAATTGACCCAAGGTCAAGAAGTATTATCTGTAGTAGACTGTGTAGGTAAAGTATAATGCCAAGAAGAAAGGACAGTACGTCAGTAAGATATGGAACACATCACGGTGAAATAAAATTCGGGCACATTCACGACGATGATGTTCAAGCTGGAGTCATGCTTCGTGCTGGAGTTGACGCTGGAAGACATTATATGAGTATGGATTCCACTGGTTCTCCAACCAGAAAAGGTGGAACTATTAATAAATGTCCAGGAACTTATCAGATTTTATCTGGACAAGATGTTCCAGAAGATATTCCTGGTCTTTATTTTGAAGCAGAGAGTGGTGATATTGTAATAAAAGCTCCTAATGGAAGAATTAGAATAGAAGCAATAAATATTGATATGAGAGCCTCTGGAAGTGGAGGTAATAATGGAGTCGTTGTAATTGATGCCAATGAAAAAGTAATAGTAAAAGCTCCATCTATAGACATAGATAGTAAAGTATCTACAAAGGTTTTTTCCGAAAAAACTGTTGAGGTTATTGGAAAAAATATTCTTAACATTTATGGAGGACTAGTTGACTGTGCAGATGGAGCATCATCTATCTACCCATCAAAACCTTCTCCCAAAGTTGGAATTAGTTTATACGAAAACGAAAGAAGACTTTTTAATTAACTAGAAAAATGAATTTACCACAATACGAACACTGGGATTTGTCTCTTAGAGGTAAACTTATAGGTTCAAATGAAATTGAACTTCCTGAAGAGTGGGAAAAGTATATTGACATAAGATCAATAACAGTTTCAATTACTCCTATTGGAGCAAGACAAAATATAATTGTAAAAAGAGCGGATACAAAAAAAGTTTATTTGGAAAGTTATGGTTTTCCAATAGAATGTTACTACCACATATACGCAAACACAAAGTAGAATGAAAGTACCAGATCTATACGTAGGAAAACAATTATTTGTTGGAACTGGAGCACCTACTGCTTTGGGGATTGGTCCTGTAGCAGCAAGAGGTTCTGCGTATATTGAAGGTCCAACAATTACAGGAGACCCTTCTGTTTTTCCTTTTGCGTTTGGTTGTGCCAACGTAGGTCCCCCAGTAAATGCAGAAGCTATACCTCCAGTTCCTATCATTCCAGGTTTTGTAGCGGGTTTTAATCACTCTCCATATTCTCTTGCGGTTGTTGGTGATGCTGCTATATTCAATGACTTAACAGTAAATGGTCAGATAGAAGTAGGAACAAATCTTATTGCTCAAGGTGAGGTTATTGCTAGAGTTCTTGGTAAACCTCATATACTTTCAGTCAAAAAAGACTTTGATATTAAGCACCCCACCAAAGAAGGTTGGAGACTTACTCATGCTTGCTTAGAAGGTCCAGAAGCAGGAGTATATTATAGAGGTAAGACCATAAATAACGATAAGATAATCTTACCAGAATACTGGAAAGGTTTGGTTGATGAGGATACTATTACTGTAAATATAACTCCAGTAAAATATCACCAAAATATTATGGTAGAAAAAATAGAAGACAATACTGTTTTCTTAAATGAAAAGGATGGTTTGGAAATCAATTGCCACTTCCATGTTTATGGTGAGAGAGTTGATACTGAAAAATTAATCCCAGAATATGAAGGAGAGATAGAAGACTATCCAGGAGATAATTCTCAAAGGTCTATTGTTGGTTGGAATTATGATGTTAAGAAATAGAAGTAAATAAAATGCCACTCACTCCAGAAGTAAAAAAATCAAAAGTAAGTAAAAATAGTACATTCAAACCAAGATCTGTAGGCAAACCAGACTGCACAGATCCTGCTATTAGTGGCATACCTTCTTTTAATTACGATTGGGTTCCAAAATATGATAATGGTGACACTGAACCAATCAAAGGTTTAGATCTTCCTCCAACATGCGCACCTTGGTATTATTACTATATGAAATTGGGCTCTATGTGGGCCTTCCTTGATATAATAACAGAGTCAAATCTTCTTGCTAGGGGTGAAGTTGTAAGCAATGGTGGAACTCATGTTTTATCAAACAAAAAGAACCTTCCATTTGACATGCCTCACCCCAACAAAAAGGGTTGGAGGTTAAGGCATGTTTGTATTGAGGGTCCTGAGATTGCTGTATATTGTAGAGGAAAGGTTCCTGAAAATGGAGTAATTGATCTTCCTTCTTATTGGGAAGGACTAGTTAATAAAGATGATATGTCAATATCAATCACTCCTATTGGTCATTGGCAAGAGTTATTTGTGAAAGAAGTTAAGGGTAATCAAGTTATCGTTGGGAACAACGCAGCAAATACAATTAAAGCTGACTACTATATTGTGGGTCGTAGGTTGGACGATGATTTGATTGTTGAGTATGAAGGAGAATCTTATGAAGATTATCCTGGCGGAAATGAAGGGTACTCATTTAACTATGACAATAGTTATGTAGAGAGAATTATTAAAAAAGAAGTAAACGATATAATGAAGAATAATGTTTAGTACAGATCAGTGGTTTCTCAATAGTACTGAAGATACTTTAATCCAGGCATATGGTCCTACAGGAATAGCTTCGACTCCAGCACCTTTTGATTATACATTACTAGATCCTTGTGGAGTTGGAACTTATACTGGAGAAATCCAATTAATAGATTGTGCTATTGAAGCGCGTGTTGGAATAGGAACTGCTTCTATTGATGAAGATGTTAGAGTTGATGTTGCCGGTAGTGTTAAAATTGATGAGTTCATTTATGATTCCGTCAACTCAAATGGAAAACTTGGGTATATTTTAAGTACAGATAATAGAGGAATAAGATGGGTTCCTCCACTTTCGCCTCCTCCAGGACTTCCTCCTTTTGCTGGTGGAGTTGGTTTAGGTTCTACAACCTTTATATTCATTCTTGATGAAGGAATACCTCTTGTAGGTATTGGAACTACAACCATTCCCGTAGCATAATATAAATAAGTTTATATTAAGATAGAGATATGGCCTTTTTCTATGTTCTTGACGAGGGTGTGTATACACCCACTAATGCATTAGCACAATCCTTTGCTGCCTTAAATTTTAGGCAGGTAAACAGTCTAGGTATTGGAACAGATAATCTAATACCCAAACAAAATATAGACAATCCTGGTTGGATTGCTGACATTGAAACAAAAGACTTTTGGGGATTCACTGAAGATGGTGACGAATCTTTATATAGATTTTCTAGTATTGGAATTCAAACTGATGCACCAACTAGAACATTAGATATTTTCGGAACACTGAATGTATCATCATCAGTAACCTTTCAATCTGAACTTGATGTAACAGGCATTACCACTTTCAAAAACTTTGTTGGATTTGAAAGTGGTATTAGAGATGTAAATTTTAGTGATGTAAATCCTGGTTTAGGAAAATCTGATTATAGACTTGCGTCTTATCCTGGAATCGGAGTTTCTTGGAGACCTCCAGGAGTTGAAACTCAAAATACAATTTGGGTCACAAAGGATGGAGATGATTCTAATACTGGACTTCTTGAAGGGGATGCTAAAGCAACCATTGGAGCAGCAGCTACTATTGCTCAAGGTGGCGATACTATTTTCATTAGACCTGGTGTTTATGAAGAAAATAATCCTATCGGTTTAAGAAATGATGTTAGTGTAAGTGGGCAAGAAATTAGACTCGTAAAACTCATACCTCAAAATAAAGGACTTGATTTCTTTCATGTAAGAAGAGGATGTTTAATTGAAAACTTATCCTTCACTTGCGAACCTGATGGTGCCGGTGGATTTGTAGATAATCCTGGAGGAGCAGCAGTAGCTTTTCCACCAACAGATTTTGCTAAGGTTGCTAATACTGGATATATTGAAATTGGACCTACAGACGAAGGTCCAACTGGAAGATGGAGAAGTCCTTATATAAGAAACTGTACCAACTTCATGCCTAAGAGTATTGGTATGAAAATTGATGGTGATGATGCTACAGCAACTACTCCAGGTTCTGGAGCAGACCTTAAGTGCATGGTTTGCGATTCATTTACTCAGTATAATGAGGCTGGAATTGGAGTTTCAATTACCAACAATGGTTATGCTCAATTAGTTTCTATCTTTACAATTAACTCTGACATTGGAATTTATTGTGATACTGGAGGTTCATGTGACCTTACAAACTCAAACACTTCATTTGGAAACTTTGGACTTTATGCTACGGGTTTAGGTAGAACTGAATTTGCCGGATCTGTTTGCGAAGCAACTACTGAAGAAACGGATACGGTTTGCTTCACTGATATGAGAGAAGTAAATACACTAGAGTTTAAGCGTCCTTATGATGGACAAGCATTGTTCTTTAAGATTAATACAGTTAGAGGTCTTCTTACAGAACCACTAGAAGAAATTGGTAGTATTGATATTGTTAATGGTAGATTTGGATCTATAGGACAATATAGTATTTCTGCTCCACCAAGTGTATCTATTATAGATACTACTACTGGTCGTCCAGATCCACTAGGACCTGAAGGAATTATCGCAGAGTTTAGTCCTGTAATAAGTAATGAAGGTCAAATTGTTGGAATAGATATTATCAATAGTGGAAGAAATTATTTACCAAGTCAAGCAGCAGATTTGGAAGTTGTTGTTAATGGAGTAAACTATCCTAGCGATTTTATCATCAACACTAGTCCAATTTATTATACAGTTTCTGAAGCAACAACACCAACAAATACTGGAATAACTACAGTAACATTTAATGAATTTATACCATATTTAATTGACATAGGTGTTCAGGTAGAGTTGAAGAGAATCTCTAGAATTCTAACAAGCTCTCACTCTTTCGAGTACGTTGGTTCAGGTACAAGTATAAATACAGTAACACCTCTACAAGGTGCTGTTCCAATTAAAGAGAATGAAATTGTCCAGCTTAATGGTGCTCAAGTGCCATTCACAAGCACAGATCAAAAAGGCAATTTTGATATTGGGGAAGGTTTCCAAATTAACCAACCAACTTCTACAATTAGAGGAAGAGCATTTAGTAAGGCTATCCAAGCAGAATTGACACCCTTAATACTAGCATTAGGAAGATAAAATGGCAGTAGCACCACTTAATAAATTCATTAACGTATCTGTTCCTGTTGCTCCAGGAGAACAGACTGTTTATACAACACCAACAGGTGTTTCATCTATTGTATTGTATGCTCAGGTTGCTAACGTTGCAAAAGGCGAACAATATCCAAAAGTAACTTGCACAAGAAGAAGAAGAACTAGACTTGGTAACACTAGTGATATTAGAGTTGTTAAAGAAGCAACTGTATATCCTAACGATACCTTGGTTATTATTGACGGTAGATTTGTTCTTGAGAAAAGTGCTCTAGTATCAGACTCTTTAATCGTTCATGGACCATTAAATGGTGCTGGTATTAGGACAGTTTTTAATTGTCAATATGATACAAATACTGGAGTAACTACTGTTACTACAACAACAGATCATAATTTTGTTGTCGGTGATGAAATTACTATTAGTGGACTTGAGTTTTCATGCCCACCAGGAAGTGGAATTACTACTTCAATTTTTCCATCACCTCAAAGAACTTTTACTGTTGACACTGTAGGGACAAGTACAATCTTTACAACCAATTCGGGTGTAGGTGCTGGAATTACTCATACTTATGTTGGTGGTGGTTTAGTAGCCCCCATAGAACTAGAATTTAGCTGCAGTATACTGGAGAACAGTCTCGTATGAGCATCAAGCACATCACCGGTAGAAAGAAAGTACCTAATTATGCCGGTCTTACAACTGGCAGAGATATTCAATTACGTATTGAAGAGGCAGAACCTAATTTAGGTTTTCCTACTGAGAAATCTCTTCCCCTCAAAAGTTCTTATTATCAATTAGTAACTTATGATGGCGGTGATGTTGGCGAAAGATATTGGCAGGTTGCTCCAGGAACTGCGGTAACTGGCATAAGTCTTTTTGATGAAGGTTTTATTGTAGGTACTGGTAACAGTATTACAATTTTAAACTTTGAGGGTGTAGCCATTGCAGCGACAGCTACTCCCTTTGATAATATTGGATATATTACGGTCACTCCTCCGGGAAACGATACTGAGATTCTGTTTAAAGAATCTGGAGACTTTTCTACTTCATCTGCCTTTACCTTTAATCAGTTTACAGATACTTTTAAAGTTGGTGTTGGTGGATCTATAATAACTGCTCTTGGTGATGGTAGAGTTGGAATTAATTCAACCATTCCAGAAAGAGCATTGGATGTAAATGGAGACATAAATCTCACAGGAACGATTTATGATTTTAATGGTCTCGGAGGAAATCCCACAGACCTTATAACAAAAAATTCTCTTGGTGGAATTGAATGGATTGCCAGAACTAATGTAAAAACTGCTGCTGGTGGAACTATAGGAAACGTTCAGTTCCATGGAAATGATGGATCCGTTGATGGTAGCAATGAATTTAACTTTGTAAAAGGTACAGGATATGTTGGTCTAGGAACAACTGCTCCAAGAAAACAATTTGAAATAAAAAACACCAGAGGAACAGTAATACTCGGAGAGCTTTTAAACTCAACAGTAGGTACTGCATATAACGGTCTACAATTTATAGAATCGGATATAAGTTTAGACTCGGCAGTTGCTGTCAAATCTGGTGGAAGAAATATAAATTTAGGAATAAATGTAGAGCAATTAGGTTCTAGAGATACAACAAGAGTAGGCGGAATTGTAAGAGTTGATTCTAGAAAGCCTTCAGAAGTTGTATTTCCTGCTCCTGCTTTTGGAAACTCGCAGTCTTTTGTGGTTAAAGGTGTACCTTTAAGTGGTTCATTTTCTGACGAATATAGTGCTCAAGTAATAGATCTTGATACTGGAAACACATACTTATCACCAGAAAAAGGTGCTGTTGCTATTGGAACAGAAACCATCAGCACAAAATTGAATGTTTTTGGATATGGAAGTTCTAATGGTATTAGAATTGGAGATGTTCAGTTATACCCTCAAAATTCTTCAGATAATAATTTTAAAGGAAGTCCAACATTTAGAAATTCAAATACCAACGCAAAAACAAATTTACGAATAGTTCCAAACGGTTCAGGAACTGGACAACTTGAAGTATTTTCTCAAGATTTTACTGGTACAGCATGGGACAACTTTAGAGTTTTTCCAGCAGGATCTTACATAAGACTTGATACATCTTCTGGTTCTTCAGGAACACCAAAAGATATTTCTATTGAAACTAATGTAAGTGACGACGGTGTAACTAGAAATAACGCAAATCAATTATATTTGGATACTAATGGAAATATTGGTATAAACAAAGATGGTCCAACAAGAAACCTTGATGTAAATGGAAGTTTTGGACTTTCTGGGGCATTTTTTGCTGGCGATGGAACTTCTGGTGGATTAGATTTTGTTCTCCAATCTACTGGGGCAGGTTCTACAAAGTGGACCAGCCTATTAAGTCTTACTGTAGGAACTGCCCAACAGGCAAATGTAATTAAAACTGTTGGAATAACAACTAACAAGACATTCTATCTACCTTTTGTAGATGACAATAATTTACCTCCAGGTTCATTCTATGAGGGTCTCTATACTAATGTAGGTCTTAACGTAAATCCAAATGATACCACTATTTCTACAGGTAAATTTACCTTTAAGGGCAAATCTATAATTGGAAATAGTGTAGACATTGCATCTATTAATACCTTTACTATTCCAGGAACAGTAGATGGAGTAGACGCTTTTAGATCATTAAATGTTATTGATACTGATGCATCTATTAAAGTAACAAGGCTGACAGGTTCTAATTTTGATGCCGCAATTGATCTTCAGGTCAGAAGTGCTGATGGTACATCACCAAGATCTTTATGGGATTATTATGCTGGCATTTATGGTTCTGGTTCAAGAAACCATACTCCAGGTTCTCAACGTAGTGGATTCTTTATTTCCAATTCCGGCAACTTCTTATTGGGAAGTTCATTGACATCCCCAGTAGATCTTGCTTCCGAGTCATTAAATTCAGGATCTACTAATATTCTTCAGGTTCTTGGCAATTCTTATGTAAGTGGTTCTATTGGAATTGGTACAAGTTCTCAAACAAATTCTTTAGAAGTTGTTGGCGATGCTTATATTTCTGGTGCGATTAAAGATAGTCTTGGAAATGCTGGAACTGATGGAGAAGTCTTAATATCAATTTCTAATGGACTATCACCATCAGGAAGAGGAACTGAATGGTCACCAGTCTCTGGATTGGTTGTAGATGCTGCGCAACGTTTAGCAACACCACAAAATTTCTCAATAAGCGGTGATGGAATTGCATCAGCAGTTAGTTTTGATGGACAAGCAGCAGTACAATTAAACCTTACTTTAGATACTACTGGAGTATCTGCTAGTACTTATGGAAATGAAACAACTATTCCAGTTTTTCAAGTTGATGAAAAGGGAAGAATTCTAGCAGTAACACCAACAGCAGTTAACTTTTTAGGAGCTACTGTAGGTCAAGCAGATAAGATAAAAACTCAATCTAATACAGCAGCTACAGCAGAGCACTTTTTAACCTTTGTAGATTCTAATACTGCTGCTCCAGGAGACTATGAGGATGTATATACAAATGACGCAATAGCATACGTCCCTAACATAAACACATTAAAACTGAAAGCAACAGATGCTACAAGCACAGACAGAGCAGCATTGTGGTTGTCGGGAACATCAGGAGCAATTCTTTTAGACAATGGAGGAAACAAGAGAGTTTCCTATAATGATGGTGGAGGAGATTTTACTATCAGAAGTGGTTCATATTTTCTCTCTGGAGAAAAATATGTAGTTGCTACTGGAAGTGCTGATAGTGGCGCTGGAAAAATTTCTATTAATAATGAAGCAACTGCAGGAGAAATAGATCTTGAAGTTGCTGCAGTTGGAACTCCAGGAGATAGTGTTACTTACGGTACGCGCATTAGACTTTCACAAGCTGCAAATTCACTTTTACCTTTAAGTGTTGACACCGATTTAGGAACTAGTACAAACCAATACGGAACTGTCTATGCTTCAACATTTCAAGGAAAATTTATTGGTGTCGCAGACGACGCAAAACAACTTTCTATAGGTCAAACTTCAGCGGTTAAAGATTATTATCCTTCTTTTGTAGCAAACAATAGTCCAGCACCAGTATTTGATGATTTCTTCACTGACGATGGATTTAAAATTACAAAATCCACAACAGATGTTAAGTTAACTACAACAGGTAATATAGTCAATTTAAATGGCACTGAAGGAAGCGTAGCGCTGACTCTTAATGATGGACAAGGTGATGCCAACATCACTTTCAACCATGAAAATGGTGTTCCTGCAATAGATGGAAATGCTGCAAGAATAAGTTGTAATATTAATACCGGAAGTATATCAGCTTTAGAATTCCAAACTAGCAATGGAAGTGGTGGTGTTTCTGCTGGAGTTGGTGTAGCACTTTCAACCAGAGCACATTTTGATGATACTGGTCTTATTCCTGCGGTAAACGCTGCTGCTGCTGGAGTTTATGGTTATCATTTAGGTTCTCCTTCCAGAAGATGGAATAATGTATACGCAGAAACATTTAATGGAACCTTTGTAGGTACTGCCGATATGGCAGAGATGATTCAAACACAAGAACTAAATGCAGATCAAGATCCAGTATTTTTAACCTTTGTTCAAACAAATAACCCATCAGGTTCTCCAGTAGACGAAGTATTATATACAAAACCAGGTCTTACATATAATGTCAATACAGATGTATTTAAAACTGGCAACATAGACGGTAAAAGATTATATGCTGCAGGAATTGGTACTGTCACTAGCAATCTTAGTGTTGGAGGTAATTTAGGTGTTACTGGAAATACTAATGTAACTGGATCAATAACTGGCAATAATAGCATTAACATAGTAGGTGATGCTACAATATGTACAAATAGTGCCAATGATATGGCTCTTAGAGGTGGATTGACTTCAGATATTCTTCCCAAACCAACACTCACAAGAAATCTTGGATCCAATACCCTTAGATTTAATGAAATTTGGGCAAATACAGTTAATGCTACAAATCTAAATGGAGTTGCATCTAACAGTCAAAAAGTAAATACTCAATTAAATAATAGTTCTGGAGCTAAGTTTTTAACTTTTGTAACTCTCAATAATGCTGCTCCAGGAGCCGAACAAGAGGTATTTACTAATGTAAATATAACATACGATCCAAGTGCTCAAACATTATCTTCGCCTAAAGTAACTACAACTGACTTGACAGCAAATGGAAGTGTAACTTTAGGAAATGATCTAGGTGTTGATAAGTTAGCTATTAACGCAAGAATACAAGATGATCTTATTCCTGATGCAAGTAACCTAGATATTGGATCTTCAACTGCACCATGGGGAACCATATATGCTGATAGTCTTACTGGAACCGCAACAGCTTCAACACAAGTAAGAACTGTACAAGATGATGCAGGTGCTACAAATTATCTAACTTTTGTAAAGACTAATTCTACAACTGCGACAGATCAAGAGTTATATACAAATCCAAATTTAGTTTATAACGCAGCTACTGACGAATTAAATTTAAGCGACACAAGAATTACTGATGTTTCCCTGCTTAGATATGGTGAAGTAGTTTCGAATCTGGGACCTAGAAGTGGAGTTGTAAATTTAAATATGGCAACAGCGAATGTTTTCACTGTAACTTTAAATGGAAATTGTCAATTCAATATTCAAAATGCTCCAACAGGTTTGGGTTCTGGAATTACTGTATTCATAACAAATCTAAGTACTGGTCCTGTAAGAACAGTATCTTTCCCTGGAGTAAAATTCTCAGGAGCAGTCAGTCCAACTAGAACTGAAACAGCAGGAAGAACAGACATTTGGACATTTGTAACACCAGACGGTGGAGCAACTTGGTATGGAAATATAGCACTGTTTGATTTCGCATAAATATTTTCCGAGTTATATGAATCATATGAACGACGCCTATTCTGAAAGGTATCAAGATTTTATTGGGATGTATTCTAATGTATTTCCTGATGGTTATTGCGATCACATGATTAAAGAGTATGAAAAACTGGAGTCTTTTGGATATTGTAAAACAAGAAAGCAAGCTGAATCTTCTTCGATGACAAAAACTTGGAAAGATGATACTCATTGCTTTTTAAACTTAAAAACTATACCATTAGATACTCCATTTAATGGAGAGAATCCGATGAAAATTTTTCATCAGACTCTCCAAATATACTTTGAAAAATATGTAGAGCAATATGATAACTTGAAAGGATATATGTTATCATGCAACTCATTTAAGATGCAAAAGATAAGACCCGGTGGAGGATATCATGTATGGCATCATGAGCAAGGAAATAATTTAGAAAACAGTAGATGTCTCACATATTCATTTTATTTGAATACTATAGAGGAAGCTGGAGAAGTTGAATTTTTATATCAGAAACTTAGAATTCCTGCTAGAGAAAATACACTCCTGATTTGGCCAGCAGCTTATACACATCCTCATAGAGGAAATGTTGTTCATGGAGATAAATCTAAATATATAATAACAGGTTGGTTCTATCTGGATTAAAAGATGTCATTTGGAGTAACTAAAAGACTATTAAATAGTCAAGTTCCTGGAGGTTCTATAACTTATAATGCTCCAGGAACTTTTAATGCTTCTGTAGATGTTTCTCCAAGAGTACGTAAAGTTTCATTTGTTGGAGAAGGAACAGCAGGTCAACCTGGTCTACCTGGAACTGGAGGTGACGCAGGAAATGCAGGTCAACCAGGATTTCCAGGACCTGCAGGACCTGGAGGTGACGCAGGAAATGCGGGAACTCCTGGAAATAATGGATTAGGTGGTCCTGGTGGAGCAGCTGGTACAGGAGGTGTTGGTGGATTAGGAACAAGGTACACTATAATTAGTAATGGAAATCTTGGTAGTGGAGCTACTGGTGCTGGAGGAGGAGGTGCCAAAGGTGGTAGAAATGGTCCAGCTACTCCTGGAGGACCAGGAGGACGTTCTCCCACTCAACCATTTGGGGGTCCTGGTGGAATTGGTTTTGGACAATTTAATTGGGTAAATACTAGTCAACCAGGGGGACAGCCAGGAACAGGAGGATTTCCAGGAACTGCTGGAACTAATGGGCAAGTTATAATTAATCAACCCAGAACTCTTGGCACTCCCGGAAATGCAGGTGGAGCAGGTCTACCAGGAAGTGCTGGAACTGATGGGATAGATGGAGGTTTAAACCCTAACAGTAATACTGTTGATGCATCTCCAGGACCAGATGGTGCTCCTGGAACTCCAGGTGGAGCAGGAGCACCAGGTTTATCAGGAGCTCCAGGATTGTCATCTAGTGTTCCTGCTTTTGGATTTACTTTTGATGGTGGTGGTGGTGGAATAGGAGGAATTGGACAACCTGGAGTAGGAGGAGCAGGGGGTTTAGGAGGTGCTGCTGGAGGTCCAGGAAATCCAGGAACAGCAGGAACTAAAGGTCTTGCTGGTAACCCTGGAGGAATTGGATTTCCGGGTGTTGGTCAACCCGGACAACCTGGTAACTTTGGAACTGCAGTAGAAGGCGCTGGTGGAAATCCAGGTTCCGCTGGAAATGCTGGAAATGGCGGTAGTTATTCTGCAGCAGGCACAAGAGGTAATGGCGGTCCTGGAATTCCTCCCGGATCAAATGGAGTTCCTGGAAACATTGGAACTTTTAATCCTGGAGGAAGAGCAGGAAACGGAGGACCTGGTGGAACAAGTGGAAGTGGTGCTGCCGGTGGCGCTGGAGGATTTAATACTCCAGGAGGACCTGGTGGAGCAGCTGGTCCCAGTTTTCGTGCCGCAGGTGGTGGCGGAGGTGGTGGTGATTGTGGTCCCGGACTTGGTTGCGGAGGACCTTGCCCAGCAGCTTTTCCCGTTGGACAAATATCTGGCGGTGGCGGTGGCGGTGGCGGCGGTGGCGCTGGAGGACCTGGAGGTACTAGTGCGGCTACAGATGGAACTGATGGTAATCCAGGTTTATCTGCACAAGGACCTCCTGGAATACCCGGAACAGGAAGAACTCTTGGCAATCCTGGTATAGGAGGAAATCCGGGTAATCCAGGACTGCCTGGTCAACCTGGTTCACCAGGAGCACCAGGTGTTGGTAGTCCAGGACAACCAGGAGGTTTGGCACCAACTACACAGTTTTTGGATATAGATATAAATCCAGCGACAACATATGATATAGTTGTTCCTACTGGAGGATTCATAACAGTTTCTTGGGGACCATCATAAATACAAAAAATAATTAATTGGATTTAATTATGGAAAGAAAAAAGAAAACTTCAAAAACAAGGAAGAAAATCCTTGAAGCCTATGAATATAACGAATACGCAAATGTATTACAGAACAGAAATAGAGCAAGATCATGTACAGTAGGAACTGCTTTTGGTGGAGCAGTTGAAGTTGCATTGAGGGGGGACCATTCCAATCTTTGGTGTGTCCTTCAACCGGTAGAAGTTATAGAAATGATGGAACAGCTTGCCGCTGCTGTAGGAGTTCAAATTGCTATGCGTCCCAAAAATGATTTCTCTACTTGGAGAGGGTGGGATGATAATATGGTGGAAAATAAGTACTGGATGGGAACACCAAGAGAGCAATATAAACTTTCAGCAGAAAAAGAAGAACCCAATGAAGCAAGATCTCATATTACAAATTTTTTGGATGGATTGAGTGATGAAGCAATAAAGTACATTAAAGAACTTGGAGAAGAAAACCAAGAAAGAGAAAAAGAAATTTTGGAAGACGTTGTTAAAAATTCTACAGAAACTTGCGGAGAATATTCTGTAAACTATGTGGAAAGAAAGATAGAAGAAGATAAATGTAGAAAAGAAATATTTGAAGACAAGTCTTTACGTAGTGACGAATTTATTAAAGAATTTAGAGAAGATTTAAATAAAGATATAGAAGAATATTCCAAAGAGAATGATTTAGATTAACTAAATGAAAGACTTTGAGTATTATATAAAAGTTGACCTTGAGAGCAAAAAAATACTAGAAATATTTGATTCTTTAAGTGGTGTTACCTGTCCTTATGTTTCGGGATTGGAACATTT